ATGGCGGACGCGGGCACCTTCGACTTCGCGGCCCTGGCGCGGCCTGTCGCCCTGGAGCTTTACGGCGAGCCGAACGCGCGGTTGTCGTCGGCATCGGAGCTGCGGTTCGGATCGAACGGTAGCCTGAAGGTCGCCGTTGCGGGGGACGCTGCTGGAACGTTTTCAGATTTTGAGGCGGGAGACAGTGGCGGCTTGCTGGCACTGGTTGCCCGTAAGATCGGCGGCGGCGAGCGGGCGGCGTTGGACTGGCTGCGGCAGCGCTTCGGGCAGGGCGAGGCCCCGCGCCGGGATGCCGGGCGCATTGTCGCGGTCTATGCCTATCAGGACGAAGATGGGCGGACACTTTTCGAGGTGGTGCGCAAGGAGCCTAAGACTTTTCTTCAGCGCAAATCAGCATCCGACTACAGCGTGAAAGGCGTCCGCGTCGTTCCATACCGGCTCCCGCACCTGATCGAGCCGATTGCGCTGAAGCGTCCCATTTTCATTGTCGAAGGCGAGAAAGACGCCGACCGGCTGGCCGCGCTTGGCGCTCCGGCGACTTGCAACGCCGGCGGTGCCGGAAAATGGCGCGACGAGCATTCGGCCTTCTTTTCGGGCGCTGACGTGATCATCATCCCGGACAATGACAGGGCGGGCGAGGATCACGCCGACAAGGTGGCAAGAAGCCTCAAGGGCATCGCCGCTCGCGTCCGCATCCTGCGGCTCATGTCGCTGGACCGGAAAGGCGACGTGTCCGACTGGCTCGACGCCGGAGGCCGGATCGAACAGCTTTACGAGCTGGCCGAAGCCGCGCCGGACTGGCGGCCGGCGTCAAAGCTGCCGCTGACATGGCTAGGTGACGAAGACCGCGTGCCGCCGCGCCGCTGGCTGGTCAAGGGGCTTCTTGGGCAGAACGAACTGTCGATCATCCATGCACCGTCAGGCGGCGGGAAGTCCTTTTTCGCGCTGGACCTGTCCGCGCGGATCGCGGCGGGGCTGGACTGGTTTGACCATCAAGTCATGCCGTGTCCGGTCCTGTACGTGGCCGCAGAAGGCGCGGGCGGTTTTCGCCTGCGAATGAAAGCATGGCGGCAAAAGCACCCGGACGCGGAGGGCGCGCCGTTTGTGATGCTGTCCCGGTCGGTTGACCTGCTCGACCCGCGATCCGATGCCGTCGAGGTGCTGACGGACGCCATTGCCGAGGTGAAGGATGCGACCGGCGAGGCTGTCGGGCTGATCGTCCTGGACACGCTGTCGCGCATGATGCCCGGCGGCGTGGACAGTGAACCGCGCGACGTCAAGGCATTCCTCGAGAACACGGAAAGGCTTCGCACGGAAACCGCCGCGCACGTGATGATTATCCACCACAGCGGCAAGGAAACAGACCGTGGGATGCGTGGTTCTTCAATGCTTAGGGACTATGCGGACACGGTGATCGAGATCAAGGGGAACGAAACGGACGGCCCCTTGCGCGCCGTCATCTCGAAACAGAAGGATGGCGAAGACGGCCACGAATTCCGCTTCAACCTGCTGCAATCGACCATCGGATCCGATGAAGACGGTGATGACATCACGTCTTGCGTCGTCGACCCCGTTGGCGCGAGCGCGGGCAATGGGCCGGAAAAGAAGCCGAAACTGTCCGACCGGGAAGAGATCGCCCGGCGCTGCCTGGCCGACCTGCTGGCCGGGGATGCCGTTACACCTGTTACAGGCGTTGCGGCGGCAAGTGTAACGCGCGCTGTAACGGTCGAACAGTGGCGGGACGCGGTGCGTAACCGGCTTGCCATCGAAAACGACAGCACCTTCCGCGTCACATGGAAACGCATTCAGGACAAGCTGTTGCGGCTGTCTGTTGTGGGCATTGATAGGGGGCTGGTGTGGCTGGCGTTACATCAATGAAACGGCGTTACAACAACACATGCAACGGCGATACGAGGGGGGCGTTACATCCCCTAGTCCCCCTTAAGGGGGGACGTAGGGATGTAACGACCTCCCTCTCTGAGATCGCCGCCCGGCTCGACCGGCTCCGGCCGTCGCACCGCGATCCGGAACACTTCCACGAGGAAAAGTCAGAACTGGCCTTCGCCATCCGCGAACTGGCCCGCGAGCTTGCGGGTCCTTCCCCATCGGGTTCCGTTGCGCGGGATGCGACCCCCGGAATTTTGGGCTCTGCGAAATTTCGTAAGGGGGAGCCGGGCCGATGAGTGAGACGGCGGAAATGCTAAATCTTTCCAGTGACTTGCTTGGAGAGGCACAGCGCTATGCCGGGGATGTTGCCGCCTTCGGCCTCGTCGTGGATGGCGACAACCTTGCTGCCCTGGTCGGCGTCAACCCCAGGACGATCCGCGACCTTGCGCAGCGCGGGCTTGTCGTGAAGGTCGGGACGGATCGTTATGACCTCACGAAATCGCTGCAAAGCTATGCCTCGCACCTTCGGGAGATGGCGGCGGGGCGGGGCGATGAGGCGAGCGCGGTTTTCCTGACGGCCGAACGAGCGCGCCTGGCGAAGGAACAGGCAGACCATGCGGCGCTCAAAAACGCGGCCCTGCGGCGCGAGTTAGTGCCCGCTTCTGAGGTGGCAGCGACATGGGGCGGCATCGTCCGGCAGGTCCGGTCGCGGCTGCTGGCGGTGCCGGCGCGGGTCCGCCAGGGGCTGGCGCATCTGACGGCTCGCGACGTGGACGTGATCGACGCCGAGATCCGGCGTGCGCTTGAGGAGCTTTCCGAAGATGCCTGACACCCTAATCCGCCTGCGCAAGGACGCCCTCGCCGGCCTGCTGCCGCCGCCCCGGCGGCGTCTGTCTGACTGGATCGAACGGCACGTGATGTTGCCGGAGGGCGTCTCCGCGCTGCCTGGTGCTGTCCAGCTCTGGCCGTTCCAGCGCGAAATTGCGGATGCCATCGGTGATCCGGCTATCGAGCGCGTGACACTGGTCAAGCCGGTGCGCGTCGGCTTTACGACGCTTCTCACGGGCGCTTTGGCGGGATACATCGCGAACGACCCGGCGCCGATCCTGTGCCTGCTGCCGACCGAGGCAGATTGCCGGGACTACATGGTGTCCGATATCGAACCGATTTTTGACGCCTCACCGGCCCTTTCCGGCCTGATCGGCTCCGGCGTCGACGAGACCGGCCGCAACACGATTCTGAGCCGCCGCTTCCCCGGTGGAAGCCTCAAGATCGTGGCCGCGAAGGCCCCGCGCAACTTGCGACGGCATAATGTGCGCGTGCTGCTGTGCGACGAGGTCGACGGCATGGAGACGAGCGCCGAAGGATCGCCGATATTGCTGGCGGAAAAGCGGACGCTGTCTTTCCCTGATCGCAAGATCGTCATCGGCTCGACGCCCGTCTTCGAGGACACCTCTCACGTGCTTAGAAGCTACGCCGCTTCGGATGCGCGCGTGTTCGAGGTGCCGTGCACGGACTGCGGCGCGTTTCATGAAATCACCTGGGGGGACATCCATTGGCCGGAAGGCCAGCCAGAGAAGGCGGCGTATGCTTGCCGGTCCTGCGGTTCGGTCATCGACGAGACCCACAAGCCGGCAATGGTCGCCGCCGGTCGCTGGCGCGCAACGCGCCCGGAGGTGCAGGGACACGCCGGCTTCCGGCTAAACGCCCTGGTGTCCCTGCTCGCAAACGCATCATGGGCCAAGCTGGCGGCGGAATTTATCGCGGCCAAGGACGATCCGGCGCGCCTGCAAACCTTCGTCAACACCATCCTTGGCCAGGGCTGGCGCGAAGACGGGGAAGAGCTTGACGACGCCGCCCTTGCCGCCCGCGCCGAGCCGTTCAGCCTGGACGCCATCCCTGCCGAGGTGCTGACCCTGACGGCCGGCGTAGACGTGCAACGCGACCGCCTCGAGGTGACCGTGATCGGCTGGACACGGGACAGTGAAGCCTTTGTTTTGGGCGCGTTCGTGGTGTGGGGCTTGCCCGACGATGACGGCACCTGGACCGAATTGGACGAGATGCTGAAGATGCGCTTCCCCCATCCGCTTGGCGGCAAGATCGGCATCGATGCCGCCGCGCTGGATTCGGGCGATGGCGAGACGATGGAATCGGTCTATCGCTTCTGTTTTCCCCGTGCGGGCCGAAAGGTCCTGGCCATCAAAGGCGTCGAAGGCAATCGGCCGTGGATTGAAAAGTCCAAGCAGAAGATCCGGGGCGGCGCGCTGTGGATCGTTGGTGTTGACGGCATCAAAAGCCACCTCACTGCACGCCTGGCACGGGCGCGGTCGCTGCGGTTTTCGGACAGCCTGCCTGCCGCGTGGTTTGAGCAACTGGCGTCTGAACGTGTCGTCCTGCGGTATAGCCGGGGCCAGCCAAAGCGCCGCTTTGAGCGCATTTCCGGCCGCCGTGCCGAGGCGTTGGACTGCGTCGTCTACGCCTTTGCCGCCCGGCAGATTGTCAATGTGAACTGGGACAGCCGGCTTGATGAGTTGCGGCGCGGTATCGAAAGCACAGCACCGAAAGTTGCCAGCGTCGTGAAGTCGAAATGGATCAGATGACGCCTTTGCGAAGCCGGACCCCCGGCCCCTCGCCGTTCTCACTCACGAAAATGATACCCGCCTGTTCGAGAGCGGAAACAACCTTCTCTACGGTATCAGATCGGCCACCTAACGGCCCGTCCGATGCCTCTAGCCGCTTGATTGTCGGTTCGGAAACACCAGACCTAAGGGCCAGGTCTGACTGAGACCAGCCTAAGAGTGCGCGTGCTGCCTTCACTTGGCGGATTGATACTTTTGGTATTGACAACACGGCAGTCGTCCTTTTACTACTTTTAGTATCAATAGCGAACCCGAAGGGGAAAGACAATGCCCAGACAGCAGTTTGCGGCAGCCGCTCGCGGCTTGCCCGTTACCTGGATGCCCATGACGCCGAGCCTTCGGGCGCGGATCGAGGCCACAATCGACAACCTGGTCGCGCTGCTCGACGAGATCGACGGCGATGCGGACTTCGAGCCGGATCCGGTCGAGGGCAACGGCGACGAGCGCGACCTCGACAACTTCGAGACCTTCAGCCAGGGCGCGGACGAGGCCCGCCGACGTTGGCTGGCCGAGGTTCGTCCGTAGAATGGCCGTCATCACGGTCTGACCACGTTGGCAGCGCATCAGCTGTCAATGTGCTAGCTAGATGAAGAAGTTTTTTTGCTTAGAGAAAGACAAACTTGAAAGGCGTTCGCATGAGAGAGGCAGATTTTCAACATAGTGATCAAAGTAAATTTCCAAAATCATACGAGGGGTTGGAAGGTGAGCTTGTAGAGCTGTCCGGGATAATCGAGGCGCTTGAAGTTTTAGCGCGAGAATTGCTCCCTCAAGGTGCATATTCCGCGCCATTTCGAGCGCTGCTGAACGCGGCACGCCAAAGGATGACGGCTGCCGAGGTGGCGCTTGACGCGGCGCAAAAGGGCTATTTGCGCTGAAGCTTAAAATTGATATTGTGAGTACACACGAATCGGTGTATCAAAAACACAATTCAGTTTTGGAAAGTTGGTCATGAGCGAAAATGTCATCGACGCCACCTACAGCGCACAGGACTGCGCTTTTGCCCTGCAACACGGGAACTTCACGCATTTCCGGCGAGAGCTGGCGCGTGGTGGACACCTGTTCTTCCCGCGCAAGGCGCGTCCGGGACCTGGTGGCGGAGCTTATCGTTTCGCTCACGTTCTGGAGTTGGCCATTCAGATGACCATTGGCGGCGCTTATGGGCTGAAGGTCGGGCGCAACGTGACGTGGGGACTGTGGCGAGCGATGCAGGACGCGGTGATCAACCGCGCATCGCCGCTTCCGGCAACCGTCAGCGCTGACGTTTTCAGCGCCATGGGCAGCTTCGACGCCGACGATTATCCGAAGGGAACCCCGTTCGACGCGCATGGCGCGGTGGACTACCCGGAGGTCTTTTGCGGCGCGGACATCATCTCCCGTGATGCCTCGAAGCCCACGTTCCTTCTCTTCGATGCGGTGGCGCTCGGCGAAGCTGCGCCCGGCAACGCTGCCAGCGTTGAGCTGATCGGCGACATGTCCCTGACCCAGGCCCATGCGGCAATCGTGGCCCTGCACACTCGCAACGCTCGCGGCGCTGCGGTCATCGCGGAACGCCGCGAAGCTGCTGCTCTGATGCCGGTTCTGAACCTGACGGCCCTTCTCGCGCCTATCGAAGAACGTCTTCGTCAGCGGCTTGCCGCCAACGAAATCCGCGAAAGCTGAGCTGCACGAGATCGACGCCCTGCCTCATCGGCAGGGCGGCTATCACGCCAGAGAGTTGCAAGCATGTTTTCCCTGTCCCTGCCGAACCTCCTTCGCCGCTTGAACAAACCGGGCGCAAAAGCAGCCCGGAGCGTGAACGCGGCATCCGCGAACTGGCCGGACGATCCCCGCAGCCTGTCCGGCGCGGCGGACATGCGGCAGGCAGGGCAGACGGTCGCGCAACGGGTGGCGGGACTGTACATCAATGACCCGGTTGTGCGTTCTGCGGTGTCTTTGATCGTCTCCCAGGTTGCAGGCAGCGGCGTCCGGTTGAATACACCGGACGCCGCGCTTGACGCCGCGTTTAACAGCGCCCGCCTGGACCCGTCCCGGCGCATGTCGGCAGCGGCCCTTCAGCGCGCCGCCGTCCGGTCCTACGCCCTGACGGGCGAGGTTCTCGGAATCCATAGGGTGATTGATGGGGCGTATGCCTTTCAGCTCCTCGACCCGGAACAGCTGGACCGAAGCAAAAATGAAGATCGCGGCGCGGCCGGCACGGTGGTGGCCGGTGTCGAGCGCGATGGGCGAGGGGTTATCAGCGGTTACTTCCTTCTGACGACCGCCCCAGGTGACCCTTTCGCCGGAACCTCGGCGGCGTCGATCCGCCACGACGCCGCCGAGGTGATCCACCTGTACGACGCCGAGTTTCCCGGCCAGGTGCGCGGCGTCAGCCCGCTTGTCGCCGCGCTGCCGGTTTTGAACAATGCGTCCATCGCAATTGAAGCGCGGCTCAAGCAGCTTCAAGTCAGCGCGATGCTGACCGCCATCCTGACCAGCCCGGACGGCGCGGATGCTTTCGACGGCGAGCCGAACCCAAGCCTTGAGCCCGGCGCCATTATCCGCACCCGGCCCGGCGAGGGCGTTGAAGTGGTGAACGGCCCCCAAAGCCCTGATTTTAACTCGTTCATCAAGGTCCTGTATCGCCAGATCGCCGCCGCAATCGGTGTGACGTACGAAGATCTGATCGGAGATCTTGAAGGCGTCAATTACTCGTCCTTCAGAGGCGGCGCTCTGACCGCCCGACGCAAGGCCGAAGCCCTGCGCCGCGTGCTTTTGATCGAGGGCTTCCTCGACCCGATCTTCCGCCGCTGGCTCGCCATCGAGACGCTGGCCGGGCGCGTCTACAGCGCTGAGGAACCCGGCTGGATCGAACCCGCGTGGCCCCAAGTCGACCCGATGAAGGAAGCCAGCGCCGACATCGCGCTTCTGGGAGCCGGGCTCAAATCCCGCAAGGAGATCGTCGAGGCGCGCGGACGCGAATTTGAAACCGTCCTTGCCGAGATCGCTGCCGACGACACAAAGCCGGCAAAGGAGAAAGCATGAGCAAGCCCATTTGCCGCCTCGACGCCCAGGCGCGGCCGAACAGCTTCGACCCGGAGACCCGCACCTTCACCGTGATCGTCGCGACCAGCGCGCCAGTGGACCGGGGCAGCTATCTGGAAGTTCTCGACCTCAAGGCGTTTGGTGCTACCGGATGGCCGGAGCGGCTGCCGCTGCAAACCGACCATTCGATGAGCGTTCGGGACACGGTCGGGACGCTCACGAATTTCCGCATCGAAGACCTCGACGGCGGCGTCACAGCCCTGGTGGCGGACGGTCGCCTGTCCAGCCGGGCCGACAACGCGGCGCTGGCGGCCAACCTCGCCGACGGCGTGCAGACGGCATTCAGCGTGTCCTTCGCGGTGTCGAAGTGGCTGACCCTCACCGATCCCGCAAGTGGGCGAAAAATCCGCAAGGCCGTCGCCGGGCGGCTGATCGAGGGCTCATTTGTCGTTACCCCGGCCGATCCCTTATCAAAGATCAGGAGTGAAAACATGCCTTCCGAACTTGAAACCGAAACCCGCATGACGCCGGCCGCGTTCGATACAGTGTGCCGCGCCGCCGGCGTGCCGGATGATGTGCGCGAGGCGCTGCGAGACAGCGATGCGCCGGACGCCGAGAAGATGCGCCTGGCGCTGGCTGCGGTCGAGCGTGCCGCCCCGGCCCTGCGCACCGTGCGCAGCGGCCACAATGACGAGACTTTCGACAATCCCGGCGTCTTGCGTGCGGCCGTCGTCGAGTTTTTCGACACGGTGAACCGGGGCGAAACCCCGACCGGACGCGCCGCTGAAGTGTTCGCCCAGGGCGAGCGGGCGCTTGCCGAGAGGATGTGCCGGAATGCTGGCATCACCACTGTCGGCCTGTCGGATGCGGAAGTGATCCGCCGCGCGGCCACGACTTCCGACTTCCCGATCATCGCCGGGGCAACCTTTAACCTGGCAATGCGCCGCGAACTGGACGCCGCCGCCTCGCCGGTGGCGGCGCTGTTTGGCCGGGACACGGTGACGAGCTTCAACCCCGAAACGCGGGGCCAGGCGGACTGGACGTCTCTGGCCATCGCCGACCGGCTGGAGTCGGGGCATTACAAACACTCGTTCGTTCACGAGAGCGGTGAAACCGTGTCCGTTGCTATCATCGGCGGCATCACGTCGAAGAGCTACGAACTAACCATCAATGCCGGCGCCCGGCTCGGCAATGATGGCGTGCAGCTCGGCAAGCGGATGGCCGCCGAGATCGCCGACCGTCAGGTCGCCTTCCTGGAACAGGCCAGTGCCGCGGGGCCGAAGATGCGCGACGGGAACCCGGTGTTTCACGCGTCCCGCGGCAACATTGCCCAATTCGCCCAGCTGGAAAGCACCATGCTTGGGCAGATGATGGGCTTGCGCTCCGGCATGGCCAAGCGCAAGGGCGCTGGCAATGTGATGATCGGACAGTATCCGACGCACTGGCTGGTGCACTCTGATTACGAAGAGACCGCGATGCGGCTTCTGGCCTTCGTGACCGCTTCGGCGGTGGCGGACGTGAACCCCCTGGCCGGCAAGCTTCAAACCGTTGTTGAGCCTCGTCTGACGAACCCGTCCGTCAGCTGGCTGGCCGTCGCGCCGGCGAAGATGGACGGCGCGGCCCGCGTGTTCTTGCAGGGGCAGGAAGCCCCCTTCACCGACAGCCGCATCGACTTTGACACCGACGCCGTGCAGTTCAAGATCCGTCATCCCTTCGGCCTCGCCTGGCTCGAATGGCGGAGCTGGACCCGCCTTGACCATGTGCCGGGTTGACCATGACGACTCAGGCCGAACTTCAGGCGCATCTCGACACCTTGCGGGCGCTGCGGGCGCGCGGCGTCCGCAAGGTCGCCGTCGACGGTGAGGAAGTGGAGTACCGCTCGGATGCGGAACTTGCCGCCGCCATCGCCGACATCGAGCACCGGCTCGCGACCCTGACCGCTCCGCGCGCGCGGATCTTCTCTCCCAAATGTACGAAGGGCTACTGACCATGCGAAATTATGTGCACCCGGGCGACACGCTCGACTTGACCGCGCCGGCTGGTGGCATCGCCAGCGGCGAGGGCTTCCTGTTCGGCGACATCTTCGGCGTCGCCGCGATGAACGCTGCCGAAGGCGCGCCGGTTGCCGTCAAGGTGGCGGGCGTGTTCCGCCTGCCGAAAGTCGCCGCCAACGGGCTGACCGAGGGACAGAAGGTTTACTGGCACGCCGCCGAGCGCAAGGTGACCGGCACAGCCTCCGGCAACACCCTGATCGGCCACTGCACCAAAGCTGCCGCCGCAGGCACGGCTGATGTGCTCGTCCGCGTGAGCAACTGACATGAAAAAGCGCGCCGCCCTAATCCCCCAAGCTGACGCAACGCGGCTATTCCGGGCGGCGCGTGCGGCCGGTTATGGCTCGGCCCGGATCACCGTGCGCCCGGACGGAACAATTGAAGTTGAGGCCAGCGAGACGCCGGCCGAACGTCCGACCCAGGACAACAACTCATGGGACGAGGTGCTGCGGTGACGCCATATCCTGCCATGCGCATGCGCCGCAATCCGCTGCCCAAACACTGCACCCTGGTCATCGACCGGCATGGCAAGTACCGGGTGCGCTTTCGCAAGCGGGGCTTTTCCACTTACCTGCCTTTCCCGCCGGTTGGCGACGAGTTCAAGCGCGCCTATGCGGCTGCGCTCGCAGGCGTCAAGGAATGGACGGCCAACGTGGGCAGCGGACGGACGCGCGCGGGCTCGTTCGATGCGCTGGCAGTGTCATATTATCGGTCTGTCGAGTTCACCAGCCAGCGGCCCAGCACGCAAAAGACGTATAGAGGCATCATCGAGCGCTTCCGAAAGCTGCACGGTGACCGCCTCGTCCGCGACCTGCGGCGAGAGCACGTCAAGGCGATCATCGGCGGCATGGCCGACCGCCCGCACGCGGCGAACAACCTCCTGAAGGTGCTGAAAATCATGCTCGACCTGGCGCTCGACAATGGCTGGATCGACCGAAACCCCGCGCGCGGCGTGAAAGGATACGCGAAGAAAACGGCAGGGTTTCATTCCTGGACTGATGACGAGATCGCGGCCTTCGAGGCGCGCCATCCGTCCGGCACAAAGGCGCGTCTTGCGCTGGCGCTGTTGCTCTATACAGCGCAAAGGCGCGGTGATGTGGCGCGGATGGGCTGGCAGCACGTGCGCGACGGTCGCTTGCATGTCGTGCAGGGCAAGACTGGTGCCGAGCTGGCGCTGTCTCTTCACCCGGCGCTTCTCACTGAGCTTGAGGCGACGGCGCGGGACAATATGACCTTCCTCGTCACCGAATTCGGCGCACCGTTTTCAGACGCAGGATTCGGCAACTGGTTCCGCGATCGCTGCCGGGAAGCCGGGCTCGTCAACTGTTCCGCCCATGGCCTGCGCAAGGCTGCTGCCCGGCGCATGGCCGAGGCCGGAATGAGCGCTGACATCATAAAGTCAGTGACCGGGCACACCAACCTTCGGACCGTTTCGATTTACACGGACGCTGCCGATCAGGCGCGCCTGGCCGATCACGGCATTGCTGCTATCGGGCGAGCAAAACAGGAACGGAAAATGTCCAACCTTTCGCCAGAGTTGGACAAAAGGGAGGGTAAGTAA